TGTAAATATTTTTCGAATCTCATAATCAAAATGTCCTTATTTTCTAAGTTTCTTTAACCATTGCGTGGCATTTACATATTTATTCATCCATGTCCAATCAGTTTCAGCGATATCTTTTGATCTACCATATGTTAGTTGAGCGTCAGAATCCATCATAACAGCTTTATTACCTTGTAGTTTTGCTATGCCGGTTAATATGTTATCTGTTTCTTCAACATCCATATCCCTACCTTTTCCATATTTAGGATATATATTTTTTTCCCATACTTCCCAATGCAGTAGGCCGGATGACCATACAAATACCTTTTTATTCAAATTATCAGCTAAAAACCTCAAATCTTTATCACGTGATTCTTCTACTGCCATTTTTAATTCTAATGATGTTGGATTCATATATATTGAAATTAACTTTTTTCTGCCGGCACCATATGTCACTTTACTACTACCCATGTATTTTTCTTGTAAATATTTTTCAAATCTCATAATCAAAATGCCCTTTAATATCAAATACTTAGTAACCTATTGAAATATCGTACCCCTGTTCAGGTTCCTCTTCTCGGAGCTGTTCATCCAATCTCTCTTTTTCTTCTTTTCCTTCAGACATAAGAGCATCTCCATCCATTGATATTCCACTATTACCTATTGAGCCGAAATTAGCGAACTTCATTCTTATTCTACCCAATGTCATTTTACTCAATGCCGTAACATAATCCAATATCCACGGTTCGCCATATATATCCGTATCATCGCCCTCAACCTTATAGGCTCTCACCAGGATGAACCCAGGTGAATCATAATTAACTTCATCTATAGTTAACGTGTAGCCAGTAGGAGGCGTTGGCTTTATCTCCAATTTATTGGTATATTTATGGTACACGAATGTATATGAATCTACTGCATATTTCCTAACAGTATCAAGAAAATCCCTAGCTAAATGATATGAAACAAGTGAATATGAATCTCCACCTTTTAACGCATCATATGCACCTCTTGAGTTAAGGAAATTCTCCATGGTGAATAATGTATTGACACTACCTGTTTGATTGGACTCATAGCCAAGGACACTGACCACCCCACTATCCATTTGATATTCTGCTTGTCCGCCTGATAACATTACAGTAAAATATACCTCATTGGTTGCATTGCCTACGGCCCATTTAATGTATTGCTGCCTTGCATAATCAATGTGGTCAATTATCTGTGTGTTGTCTAATTCGACCTTTACCATTGGATATCCAAGTCTACGTAATACCTTTTCTATCAAATCTTCTTTTTTCATAGTTTAATCCTTATTGAAAAATCAGTAATATTCTATATGTATTTATACTTTACAAAACATTTTTATTGACTAATTATAATATAGATGTTATATTGTACTTGAAAGTGAGGTAAGAGACATGAAATTAACTGAAAAAGAAACCAAGGCATTTAAGGCAATCATGGTACAGGCTTTACGCCAAATGGGTGGTGACGAACCAAAAGACCTTCTGAATGATAATTGTTCATGGTTCAATGAGAAGGATTTAACCGATGATGGATTTGGTAAGCATCAGGCCGCTGGGTTGATGTCCTCTCTGGAGAAAAAAGGGTTAATTGAGAATTATGAACCTGATGAAAAATTTGGTTGGGTTATTTCTGATAAAGGTATAAATGAAGGCCAGTTACTATTTGGTAAGTAAAGGAGAGAATGAAATGTCAATAAAAATGTTGACACCATAAAGTAATAATGTTATATTGTACTTGAAAGTGAGGTAAGAGACATGTTGACTGATAAAGAATTTAATGAAACAAAAATCGGACAGAGGGTAGCCATGGTAACAGGACCGGGACAAGCACCTGTTTCTGGCCTTTGTGAAGCTGAAGGAACAATAGTCGAAAAAATATCCAATGGATGGGGTAGATACTTTTTGGTTAAATTTGATGGCAAACCCATAGATGACATGATGCATGATATTACCACCTCAGGCATAGGAATTTATATTCTTGACTAATCATATAATACCTGTTATATTGTACTTGAAAGTGAGTTAAGAAGGAAGCCAAAATTACATAGGTGATGCTGCTCATAATAGGAAGTTTTGAAATATAAACGTAATAGCTAGCAGACCCCGTTGGGTGCGTCCTATTCCTATGTAACTGTTTGCCCGAAATGTGGTAAATCAGAATATTTAAGACAAATGGAATTATAATAAAGGAGAATAATTATGATAAAACCAGTAAACGGACGCATACAAGTTAGTGATATTATTGACAGGATAGATGAACTGGACGATGAATTGGAGGAACTTAACGAGGAATGTATGGATTGCACTGAGAATGAGAAAGAACAAAAGATATATGATTGGAATGAAGAAAACAAAGATGAATATGATGAATTGATTGAACTCCAAGAACAAATAAGAGACTCTCCTACATGGAAAAATGACGGAGAATTAATTAACTCCTTTTATTTTGATGATGTTATTAAGGACCAGTATGATGAATATATACATGACATATTAGAGAATGTGCCTTATTTCATAAAAGACCATATTAGTATTAATTGGGAAGGCATTGCTGATAATATCGCAACGAATGAATATTTTGAGGTTGAGTATAATGGTCATTCTTATTTGGTAGAGGCTTAATTATTTATTTCAAGGAGCCAATCAAAATTGTCTTCTTCTATAGTAACACTGGACAATAGGCCCCAACCTTCATCATCTACACTTTTTGTTTCAAGTGATACTGTTTCATCAAGTATATCCATTAAGAATATATATGTTGACCAGTATAATCCTGAAACAAGGTCATCATCTAAATCTTTGCCATACATTTTATTACTTTTTTCTATATAAGAGCCTAATTGGTTTATTGTTTCTAAATCAATTAGGCTTAAATTGTTATCCTCAATGAGTTTTTTCATTAACAGTACTGCTTTTGGTTTTGTGGCTTTAGTTGCACGGATTCCAAGGTCACTTATTTTACTTCCACTGTTAACCATATTAGTGTATTCTAATTCCCACCATAATTTATTAACAACAGCTGCCCCTTCAGCATTATTTTCAACTATCACATAAGCGTTATTATAAAATATACCTGTTCTATGTATAATATCAGTAAACGAATACACATCAATCAGATTACTTTCGTATACTGCAACCTGTGCCAGTTTTATTGGATTTAAATTTATTACTTTAAGTACTTGCATTGTAGAAAAATGCTCACCGGTACCCTTGGCAACATCTACGCCAATTAAATATTGAGTATGTTCAATTGGTTTTTCATAAATGCGGAATTTATTCTCAAGTTCAATTAAAATAGGCTCTTGATATTGTGTGAATAATACTCCTAACACCTCTGAATCGATAACAGTATTGGTTGACCCTAGAAACTCACAGGAAAATTCCTGAGCAAATTTGACTTTACCTATATTTTTCAACTGCTGTTTTGCCCATGCTTTATCACGTCCAGGCACTGCTTTCCAGGTAAATTTTAAAGCAATAAAATCATTAATCTTATTATCGGCCTCACTGAATATCCTATGAAATAAATTGAACATTCCATTAGGCGTGGATATTATTATAATCTTTGCGGATTTTGATGCTGATATTGTTGGATAATTAGCTGCCCAGAAATCATCTGCTATTCCCTTAGGAACAAAGGCAAGCTCATCACAAAGCAAAAGATTCATTGGCTCACCACGGAAGGCATCAGCAGATGTCGCTGAGACTGATATCTTGCTACCATTGTCAAAGTGTACTGACATCTTGTTATATTGCTTTACACCAGGTTTCAACCAAACAGGCAGTTCTTCATATATTTCCTTCAGTCTGGTAAGTATACTTATAGCGGATTTTTCTTTATTTGAAACAATACCAATATTCTTGTTTTCATGGAAGATAGCATACCACAAGGCATAGATAGACACCACAGTAGTTTTACCTGACTGTCTGCTACATAATGCAACGGTAAACCTGTTTTCCTTGACTGTTTTTAAGATTGTTTTCTGGAATTTGTAAGGTTTGAATTCGATTTTACCACGGTCAGGATGAATAATTCTCACGTGCTTCAGAAAGGGCTTGATATTATTAGAACATTTAGATAGCTCTAATATTTGTTCTGGTAAGTAACCGTGTTCTTCAAGCGGTCGCTTCACATATTCACTATATCGTATACTCATGCCACCTATTTAGAATAGTTAGCTATATTTTTACCATTAAATTGGAATATGTTTTGAGTATATCACTGACATAACCATTTAAATTGCCGCCAACATATTTTTTTAATGCTTTATCAACACTTTTATACTTGTCTATGTATTCCCTGAGTACCCAGCAACCTAAATGTACATTATTA